TTCGGCATCTGTCTCGCTAATATGAGATTCTATCCAACCCATATCGGGGCTAACATATTCTTCTACGGCCTGTTGTAAATCTTCATAATCTTTGTAAAATTCAAAAACTGCCCAAGATCCACCTGCCAGTGTACCCATCAAAGGTAAGATCCAAATGAGCTTACCGAGGAAACCTTTGCCAGAAACCTTTACGCCACCATACTCTACTTCAGCCATTTTACATTCCCCTTAGAAAGTTTTCTTCCAACTTACACGTTTAGAAGACGTTTTTCTTTTTGTAGCAGCTTTTCCTGCTTTAGTCTTACACTGTGCCATAGTAGGACGACAAGCTGGATATGATCCACCAGAACTACGAGACTTGCGACCACACGGTCCACCTGTCTTACAGTTTACCCAACCCTTACCTTTGTTGCGTCCGAACCATTTTCTAAGACTATCGCTACTACTTTTTCTTTTTTTTGGCACTTTTATTTCCCCAATTTTTTGCTCCCACTTTTCTACACTTCACTAACGCTCCAGATCCATAAGCACTTGGCCAGGTGCCTCCCTTTCTAGTATAACGAGCCTTCACTTTCTTGTAACAAGCATCACGTTTTGCTTTTTTTCTCATATGCTTTCCTACTCATATTGAAGTTCAATTAAACTATTCATTTTTTGACTTGACCCAACTACCATCAGGTATGCAGCCATATTGTTATCAGATAATTTACCATCTGGCACTACTATATCAGAGAAAAAACCAGGTGTATCCCGTAATTGTTGTTGATTTTCAAAAAAAGATTTTGAAGATCCTATTACATTCATAACAATAAGTGTCTTTAATTGGTTGGTAGAATCATACCTTCCTTTATCCCCCATCTTCTTCACTATCTTAGATCCAGCCTTCTGTTTGTCAGCTTTCTTTTGTTTTTCGGTCTTAACTTTCTTTTTCTTTGCAACCTTTATTTCTTTCTTAGGTTCTTCCTTGACCTCTTCTTTAGGCTCTTCCTTGACCTCTTCTTTAGGCTCTTCCTTTACTTCTTCAACGGGTTCTGGTTCTGGTTCTGGTTCTGGTTCTGGTTCTGGCTCTGGCTCTGGATCAGTTTGCGGTTCAGGTTCAGGTTCGGGTTCAGGAGTAACTTCAACAGGTTCAGGTTCGGGTTCCGCAGAAGCAACTTCTATCTTTTCAACAGGTGCCTCTACTTCAATGTCCATTTCCATTTCAACATCTACCACGGTAACAGGAACTTCCATCTCCATGTTGGGCATGTCAAAGTCCATCTCCATTTCAGGCATGTCAAAGTCCATCTCAAAATCTATTTCTAGATCAAGTTCCAACTCTACTGATTCATATGACGTTTCATCTGTACCACCATCGTCAATAGGTTCTAAATCAAAACCGCCATCAGGTTGTTCTACGGGCATGTTGTTGTCAAAAATATCTTCTACTATATCTAACTCTTCTTGAGTGGCATCTCCGTTTGTATAAACATATTGCTCAACAGTAGTGATTGATTGCATTACGATCCGAGACACAACATTATAAAGTACGTTAATTGTTACATCATCAAAGACTGGACCAATAGCAAGGTTAATATCCCTACCACCTACTTCCACAATAAGAGTAGTAAGCCCATCAGAAAAATCAAAACCACCTGTGTACTGTGCATATCCACTGTCAACTCCTGCCGCTGATAATACATCCGTACCCGCAAACTTAACGGTAGAACCGTCTTTGCCTGTGATATGCATGTATATACTATCGCTAGAATCCTGCTTATCCACTTTTATACTATACGTTGTTTTACCACCTTTTTCTATATTTAGATTTTGAACATCGATTGTTTGTATGAAAGTGGTTCCCATTCCAGAGACACCCATCGTAGAAGTGCTGTTACCAGATCCTGTTATCTGAGCGCATTTATCTGTGCCTAAATCACCACAGGTGGATCCTGTAGACATCGAAGCTGGGCCCTGGCCTCCCCAATCTGAGTCCATATCTCCCTGTTTCGTAGATGATACATAAGTAGAATCAGAGGATAGTATGTCGCCCGAATCTTCATTCGTTACTGTGTCTACAGTCGTGGTTACAGTAGTCACTGTTGTCGTAAGTGTTCCTTGTCCATCATTGTGAGATGTTTCTTCAACAGTCTCTACAATTGTTGTAAATACATCTGGATCACAAAGGCCTACAGTTCCTGTTGGGCATACCTCGTCTGCCTTAGATAAGGAGCAGCATAAGGATAGCACCAAGAGGCTTAAACCACATATGCTTCGTACCTTCATTATCTAAGGGCCTTTTCGTTGGTTCTTTCTTCTTTTCTACTTTAACAGGTTTTACTTCTTCTTTAGAGGTGTTCTGTTCTATAACAATAGCTTTTATGCTAGAGTCCTCTGGTATTAGTTCTGGATTCTTTTCCCACGCAGCTTTTGCTTCATCACCAATCTTACCCATGAAGGGACATGGAGTCCCTGCCATCCACATACTTGTAAACACATTCCCATCTCCACATAAATGAGATACTGCGGCTACCTTCATACCCATTCCAAAAAGACTACGACTTAATTTAATTCGCTGACACACCTCATCTGTAATAGTTACACCTGTAGAAATACCTAAGACTTGAGTCTGCACAGATGCGGCGGCGGCAGATTTACAAACATCACTGTTGTTTACCACCACGCTTGGAGCACTGGCAGTCGGTACAGATTTGTCCGTTACCACAGTTGATGAAACCGTGTTAGAATCCGCAGCATGAGCTTTTGAATACTCAGATGCCAACATAGCAAGAAGAGATATCAATCCCATGTAGATTACCATAAAGTAAATGATTTTTCTAAATATCATTAGAATACTCCTAAAAACCTTTGCGGTTTAGATATAGAGCTAAATCTGGAATTTACCATACCCCCTCGAGCCATGCCTTTTTTAGATAAAGCAATAGCTACTGCTTGTTTCTGAGGATAACCTTCAGACTTCAACTTTGTAATATTAGAGCTTACAACCTTTTTTGACTTTCCCTTTTTAAGTGGCATTACGGTTCAAACCCCCTACGACTTCGAGTTGCTGCGGTGTCCGCTCTTTGTTGAACCGCATCTCGTTGTACATCTATTCGTTCTCTGTTCACTTCATTCCTATCATCTGCAATCTCTTCTTGAAGTTCTAATCGAGCCGCATCCGTTACAGCTTTCTGTTGTAACTTCTCTGTCTCAATCATCATATCTGCTTGGTCAGTCATTGCCTTACGTTGTTCTGACTCTTGCTTAATACCAAGTTCTTGCATTCTAATCTGAACCAAAGGATCAGCCATAGGATCAACAGGAGGTGGTGATAACTCTGGAAGATATTGTTGCATCAACTGTAGTTCTTGCATTGCTACAAGTTTTTCCATTTCTCCTGGTACTTGCATCTGTTGTTGAAGTTCTATCATTCTCTGTTGTGCTAAACGTGGATCTGCACCTCCAGAATCAACATTCATTTTAACTTCGCTTAAAAGACCCGCCAACTCTTGTTCTACTTTTTGCTTTGCCAATAAAGAAATATGTTCTTGTACATGCGCGTAAAATGTTCCTTGTACTTGAGGAGATGTAACAACCAACGGTGTTTTCAAAAACATAAGGTGGATAGCTATGTGTGTTTCATGATCTTGTTCTGGGAAGGCTTGAAGCAACTCTGACATAAGAGCTCTTGCATTCTCCACAGCGGGATCTAAAGGTGTAGGTTCTGGTTTGGGAGGTAGAATCTCATCAATGTTCTGAACCTCTAAGGCTTGATACATCCTTCTATATGCTGCGTATATGTTATGTATTTGAGGATTAGTTTGTGCCAACTGTAATTGAGATTGTGCTAACGTAACCCGTTGTGACATAGAAAAGATATTAGGGTCCGATACTGGTATAACATCTACTCTTCCGTCAAAGTCCTGTGCCTTTATTGACCGTGGTGCTCCCGCTACATCATAGGGATACTCAGGCGGCAAGTTGTCAGAGAATATTCTTGCTAATAGTCTAAACTCGGTTTTTTGAGCGTAATGCAATCTCTTATGTATCGCTGACATAACTTTCATTCCACGTTCCAACATCGCAACTGTTGTGCCAACAGGAGTCTCTTGGTTCATGTTATTTACTTGTTCATCAGCTAAAGAAATGAATCTACGCCCACCTTCAATCAACACACCAAGAAGTTGTGCTAATGTTCCAGAAGGCTCCTTGTAAGGAAGAGGAGTAATTGCACTCCTTATATCCCCACCAGGTACATCTATATCCCGCCATTCGCCCGGTTGTAATGGGTCATCCGAATTACGCACCCTTACACCTCTGGCCTTGAATCCCGCTGGCAAATTAGCCAACGTCCCAGCGTCAATAAGTTGACGTAGGATGCTTGTTGCAGAACGACCAAGACCCCCAATCATGTGGATTAAGCCAAAACCATAAAAACCTAACCCAGGCATGAATTTATAATGAACAAAATATTGTCGCTTCTTAGCTATCTCAGAGTTCTCTTCGAAGTTTCTTCGAATGGCAAGTATCTCACCAGAACCTTGATCAATAGAAACGATATATGGTAACTGTATCCCTGTGGCCTCACCTTCAGGGGACATATCTTCAAATCCTTCCAGATCTAAATTAACGTGCATTTCTAAAATAGTGTACACGTCATCCATGTATGTCTTAGAAATACCGTCTAACTCATTTACTTTTTGTTTAACGATGTCTTCTTCATCGGACTTGCTTAACTCTACATCTCTGTAGAACTCCGCAACTTGCATCTTGCGTACTTCATTAAAGTCCATTCTTAAAATGTGAGTGACCCTTGAGGCTGTAGCTAAATCGCTTGCAGAGTACGGAATAACTAAGTCTTGTGCAGGAATAAATTTAGATACCGCTCTTTGCAGTGCTTCATCGTAATAAACTTTTTTGAACGTAGACCCAGATAGCGGTAAATAAAATAACAACTGATCCATGTCAGGATCAAACTCTTCCATTACCTCCATGAGTTGATAGTTCATGTAATCTTTAACTCTGTGCGCTTGATCTTCTCTCGCTTGATCTTGAAGACCCAGTACTTGTGTCTTTATAGGTCCACCCGAAGGTAGCAACTCTTTGTACGCTTGCGCTTGGAACTGAGTTACAGATTCCATAATCAAAGGATGTGTTACACCAGAAGCTCCTTCAAACGGAACCGCTCTCTCTGTTTGTTTAACACCAAGAAGATCAAGACCATTTGTATATGCCTCTTCCCACTCTGCCCTTGACGTAAGATCATCTTCGTATGCTCCTCGCAACTCGGAAGACAATTCTCCTAAATAAGTATCATCTAAATATTCTGCTAAGTTTTCGTCATGCTCTATTTGAACATCAACCTCACCTTCAATCATTCCACTTAACGCTTGTATGAGAGCACCACCATCTTCCCCTGGTATTACTTCCGCTCCTCCTTCAAAGGTTTCTTCTTGGATGAGCTCAACGTCTTGACCTCCCATATTGGGTGCTGCTTCGCCGCCTTGCATAAGGCCAGAATCTACAATTGATCCCATTGGTTGTGGTGGTAGTGCCATTAGTAGTACTCCCTTTTCTGAGGGTAATAATCTTCTTCTAGGTCTTCTCCGTCAAGAGAAACAAATCCTCCTTGACGAAATCTCATTATTGCTAACGTCATACTATCACAAAAGTCATCATGATCGCCATTAGGAAATGAAGCTACTTCTTCAATCACTTCATCTGTAAACTTTTTATCTGTTGGTGCCCATACTACACCAGCTTCAAACATCGGTGCAACCATATGCATACGAGTTACTTTATCATTTCCTTTACCAGGTGCAAACCCCAAGGCTGGAATGCCTCGAAGTCGTAGCTCCTGTATCAAAGGAGTACCTGTAGCTTTTGCTTCTATCAACACCATATCTGGTTCCCAATACTCATGTTCGTCAAACGCAATCTCCTTTAACTCTGGAAAATTCCAACGCCCTCGTTGAGCATCCAGTAGTATTATGTTGTCAGGTCCGCCTTCTTCTGGATTGAATATACCCCAAGTTGTGATCGCTGAATAGTCCGCAGTTTCTTTTTTTGAGAATGCCGTGTCATATGCTTGTAAAATATACTTCAAAGGAGGTATCTTTTCCTCCTCCCAAGGTTGCCACCACTCTCTTTTAACGATTGCACCCTCTGAAGTAGTCGGTTGTTGTTGCCATTGAGCAGACCATTTAGCTACAGGAAGAGAAGCTTTTATAGACAATAATGCGTCTTTTTCCCAAAACTCAGGCCATAATGCGTTATCTGAGGGTAAAATAGCTGGAAATTCAACAACCTCCCACTGATCTGACATCACATCTGACCCCTGTGCTGCCAATAATCTACCCGTTAAATCCTTTTTTCCCCACCTTGTCATAACAATTATGATGGATCCACCTGGTTGGAGACGCTGTCGAGGTCCAGAAGTGTACCATTCATACGCATGATCAAAGGCAGTCTCGCTCAAAGCGTCTTGTTCCGAGTGTGGATCGTCAATAACAAACAAATCCGCACCACGACCCGTGACCGCAGCACCTACACCCGCCGCAAAGTACTCACCACCCTTGTCAGTTTGCCATTTTCCCGCACCTTTGTTGTCTTCTTTTAGGTTTGTGTTTGGAAAAATGTCTTTATATTGCGGATCATCTATCAAATCCCGCACTTTTCTACCAAAACGCACCGCAAGTTCCGTATTATGGGTGGCTTGAATGATTTTTAACTTGGGATTACGCCCCAAAAACCATGCTGGCATAAGATATGACGCAAATTCTGACTTAGAATGACGTGGTGGCAT